AGAGAACGTTTTGCTGACTTTAAATCATAGCCAGTTCTTATTTCTAAACCACATCTTTCAAAAGCCTCTTCTATATACTCAGAGACATCTGGTTCGAAATCCGTAGAGCTTGATAAAGCCATGATTTACTCCTTATGAACAAGGACCTCTAACAGATTTACTATTAGCAGACCCACCTGTAGCAAACTTTTTTCTTTTCATGTAACCACCTCCACCTTTGTATTGAATAGGTTGACCTGTTTTTTGAGACATTGCTCTGGCGGCCGCTTTACCTTTACCACTGTAAGAAAAATGTTTATCTCCAACTTTAGGCATTTTAAAACCCTTCTCTGTTTGTCGTTGCATTTGCGAACGAGTTATGGCCATATTTAACCATAATTCTTACGCATAGATAGAATTATACTATATGTATCTGCACTAGAGTGACCTACTGTTGTAAACAAAATATCACCAGTTTTACCGCTTCCTGAATTATTAGTCAACCCACCAAATTCTCTATAGTCATGGTGTCCTGATTGATTCTCTCCTAATTGCATTATAATCACATTAGAAGTAGCATCCCAAAAAAGACTAACTTTCATACCTATACATTGCCACCATATCTCTTCTATAGTCACACCTGAACAAGCTGTACCGTCAGGGAGGGCAGATAAAGCACTTACATCAACTTTAGCAACAGCACTTTCACCTGAACCATCACTAATATTAGTAAACTTCATTACAACTTTTCTGTCACCGTCGTGAATTGTTTGACTTGTTACTGCATCAGCCATTTAAACCTCCTTATAAAGGGGGAATTACTCCCCCTATGATTATGCAACCTGTACATACTCTATTATAAAAGTAAAAGAACCTGCGGTAGTAGCATCTGCAGTATTTGTAATATTACAGTAAATAGTTCTTTCAGCTGAAGCATATTGGACAGAAGCTGGAGCAGTTGTAGCATCTTGTGTTTGTAACACTAAACTCGTTGTAGTTACGTTACCAAGAACAACAGTTGTACCACCATCTAATATTTCATCTGTCTGAGCCGCAACTATCTGTGCTCCTGAACTAGAAGTACCTACCTCATACCCAATGTCGCCTGTTCCAATAACAGGTGCAGTAGCACAAAATATCTTAATATCCGTAATGATTGTATTCGCAGGTTGCGTGAATTCACCGATTGCGGGACTGTCTCCTGCAGTAGTGTTTACTGTTACTCCTGTAACAATACCAACGTGTTTTACATATTTATTAGTAACAATTCCTGTAGAAGCAATACTAGCAACATCAGTCATAGCACCTGTGGAACTGTTTTTAGAAACGACCTTAAAGCCGCCCTCAGATCTTACTGGACCTGAAAAAGTTGAATTAGCCATGTTTTCCTCCTGTCGTGGCAAATGTCAGTCACACCATGTGACTGTCAGGGATAACGCATTATAACAAGTATTTATAAAAAATAAAGGGCGACTTTAGCCGCCCTCTAAATAAATTATTTGATTTGATATTAAGCTCCAGGAGAGCCAAACACACATCGTGGGTCAGATACACCAAAGCTATAACGCTCTCGTGCTTTATATCTAACATTACCTGTGTCAAAATCGCCTTCCATACTATTCTGGATAGCTGTTCTAACAAAATGCTTAAAACCATTAGGTGCGTCAGTTTTAATAAACCACGCATCTGTATCAGTTAAGAAATGGTTTACTACATAACCATCAGGTAACATTCCCATGTTTCTCACAGCATTCACATCATTGTCTGATGTTCCTACTCGTAGATTGGAAGCCATAAGCCTTTCAGCTACAAACTGCAATGCAGGTGGAATAATCATTTTCATTCCTCGCAATGCAATTTTTAAACCTCTTTCATCAATGAACGCTGAGATATCAATAAGAGCTTGCTCGAGTGAAGTTTCATTCAAGTCCGCTGATGTTGATAGTTCATTTTTGAAAGTCCCACCTCCAGTAGTTGGGTGATCAGTTGCACACAGCTCTTTGCTATCACCAAAAGTGTAAGAACTACTAAACGCATTATTTAGCGTAGCGGCCGCTTTCACCTGCTTAGTGTTAGACATAGATCTGGCCAATGCACGAGTATAACGACTACTGAGCTTATCGTAAAGGTTGTCCTCTACTGCTTCCTCAGTAATTGCAAAAGCAAGTGCTATGGTTTCATGTGAGTAACGAGCTGTCCATGCTTCATTCGCTGTATCGAAAGAAACTGCCGCTCCCTCACCTTTAGTTGGAGCTTGTGAAAAGCCAGACAACATTACCTCTTCTTCGAAAGCTCGATCAGAATTCTCGGTTTCGTAGATTTCAGCGTGTTCGTTGTCGTACCTGTCGTACTCCATGCCGAAGAGAGCGTTAAGTCCAGGCTCAAGCTCTTTCATTAATTGACTTCTAGAAATTGCCATTATTCAAACCCTCTCTATATTCCAGCTATCGTACCGTTTGCACTGTAACGGTAGAAGTGGTTGGTTAACATTACAATCGCTAGACGACCTGCCGCAGTAGCGTCATTACTTGAGGGAGTGTCCTCATAACCCATAATACGCATATTTAGAGTATTTGTGGTTGCCGCAGTAGAAATATCCAGTTCCGCAGAAGACTTACCAGTCGTTGAGTCACCAGAAGTTGCCGTTGCAAAATTAGCGTTTGCATGAATTGTTGAATCAGCGGCCGCTCCATCACAATTAATCAAAAATAACTGTTCAGGGTTTGCCGCGATCACACAGGTTGCTTCAGTAGAACTTTTCACAGATGAAGTTCCAGGCCATTTGTTCGCCCAGACGGGAGTTCCATTTGTGTCAGTATAGTTACAACCCATGAATGCTCCGAGTAGAGGTACAGTTCCTCCAGCGGCCGCACCGACGATATCTACAAGACCATTTGCAAGGGGTATAACAGGTGTTCCTTCGTAAATTACTGAACTTGTACCTGCTGTTCCTGTCAACTGGATCTTGAACGTCATAAGACTGCTGTTATTACTGCCTTCCCCGAGCATTTTGTATGGACGTAGTCCAAAAGATGCATCAAGATTTGCCATAAAATTAGATCCTTGTTTTAATTATCAGAGCCACCTTTAGCTCCGAATGTTACACGAGACTGCCTATCTGGTTTCAGAATAGGCATTGAACTATGCTCTTCTCTCATTAAATCATTATCAACAGCGGACATTTGCTCATCAGTTTTACCCTGATAATATGCGTCACGCTCCTGTTTAGACTCAACAGGAAAACGAGCTAAGAGTAATCCTCCAACTCCTATGACTCCAGCGTGTCTTCCATCTTGGACAGTGGGAGCTTCAAAATTGGGATACTCGTCGGCACGAACTAAATCAAAGCCTTCGCGTAGCCGAGCAGAAAGGTTCTTTTTATCATCATTGCCCATAACTGATTCACGAATCCAACGATGGGTAAAACCTTCTGGGGGGTCTGGTGCGTCAAGTGTCGACGGTGGAATCCAAGGTTTCCTGCGTGAGGTTTTCTCACGAGTTTGTTCAGTGCGTGTGGTACGATCTACCATGATCTACTCCTTCACGATTAATTTACACGAAGTTTTTCAAGTTGTTTCGCATATTCGGTGTAGCTTACACCAAGTTTGTCAGCGATTGCAACCTGAGACTTCGTTAAAGTGATTTTATTTTTCTTTGCAGTACCACTTGCAGTACGACTTGCAGGTGCTACAGGGGTTCTAACTGGAGCAGATGTGCTCTCAGCATTAGCAAACTTATGAGGCCATTCTTCCCTCATTCGCTTATCTAATTCTTCATAATAGGTATCTTCCGTACCTGCGTAACCTTCCATTCTTAGTTTGTTATGTATACTAAAAGCGGTAAGTGTCATAGGTTCGTCATCTCCAAACCAAGTATTTTTATCCGTCCAAGACCTTAATTTAGGGTCTTGTTGTTTAGCGGCTTCAATACTTTCTTTTTGCGTTAAAGGTTGTTTGGGTTGTTCGGCTTGACCGTTTTTACGTTTCTCAAGGTCATCTTTAGCAAGTTTTAATCTCTCTTCTTCAATAGCCAATCTAGCCAACGATTTTTGAGCAGTTACTTGTGCGTCAACATTACCTTCGTTTATAGCATCCTGAAGTTGCCTTTTGAGTGTAGCTTCTTCATTTGTAACTCTTTGGTCATATTCGTTCACGTACGATTCATCTATTTTATCAGTACGAGCTTTTAAGTCATCGTTTTCCTGTTTCATAGATTGAGCAAATTGTGTAGCGGCTTGCTCCCTACGTTCAGCTTCACGCATTTTATATGTGAGCTTTTCTATACGCTTTTTGACTTTATCACTATAGCCTTCTAAATCCCCTTCTTCAGCTCCAGACTCAGAATCAACTTCATCCTTTTCAGGTTCTGCTTTAACTTCGGCTTCTTTAGCTACTTCTTGGGGGGTTTCCTCGATTTCAACTTCGAGTTCTTCTTCTTTTAATTGTTCTGCTTGAGGCATAACTTACTCCGTTATGTATGTAAAATATCTTCAGGGTTATTTATTTTCGCGAGTATTTCATCATCATTCAATAATCGCACTTCTCCACCTTCTATCTTAAAACGACTTCCAGCATATCGACCAAAAATTACCCAGTCACCTTTTTGACACCATGGAGCAATTCCAAATCTATCGGGGTCTTTATAGGCCATTGGACCAACTTTTAGAACATAACCACAAACGGTTGCTAAACCTTCACGGTCAACAACGTCATCTGGTAAATGAAGTCCTCCTTGAGTTTTTCTTTTTCCTTTAAATGGAAGAATAAGAATTCTCCAACCTGTAGGCTCAGGAAGTTTTTCATGATTGGTTATATCTGGTTCGGTGGATTCTTTTTTAGGTTCTGATTTAACGTAATGATCAGGAACGTATAATGTTTTAGTCATATTCTACTTTCTTTAGCAGGAGTTGAAGCTCCTGTTTAATAAATGCAAGTTCAGCGAGACGTGCTCGCAATTCCTTGAACGCAGAAAAGTCCTCTACAGCACCTTCAGTAATCTGTGCTTCGATTTGACCTCGCCGTTCAGCCATCACTTTAAACAATTTTTCGTGAATGTAAAGATCAGACATCTATTTTGCCAAACCTTTTTGCTTCTCGTAGGTTCTTAAACCTCCAATTCCCAACATACCTCCAAGAACAGGGAGCAACGTACCCATGTCAAATTCAGGTAATTCAGGTAAATTTGCTCCAACAGCGGCAAAAATAAAAACTAAAATAGGTTGCAGAATGAAGTGATAAGCAAAAGCCAAGCCACAGACCCAACCAATAAAAGGTCTCCAACCACCTTTAAATATACTACCCGATGCGGCTTCTGCTTTGTTCACCTCAATCTGCGACATAGCTAACTGTTGAGCGTGTTTTTCACTCATAGTAGCTATTTCATGTGCTAGTGCCGCTTTCTGGTCTTTATCTTCAATAAATTTATCTAAAATACCAGTAACAGGACCAACTAATGTATTTATTATACTCAATTACTTATCCCCCTTTTATCTAAAAGTTCTTGTAGATTTTTTTCTTTTTTACCACCATCGTATTCCCATGCGTAGCCACGCTCCACCATTTCAGTATTTATATTTATCTTGGAACAATAAAACCAACCCAACATACGGCCATATTTACCGTCTTTTTCTGTTTTCACAATTAATATCACACAATCCAAGAGTCTTCGTTCTAGAAACTCTTTAGCTTCAAGACCTAATTTTTTCTCTTCTAAATCCCGTGTTCGGCTTTCAGGTGTATCAATACCTGCTAATCGTACACGCTCTTTTTTAGATAAATCAAATCCTAAATCGATAATAATATCTACTGTATCACCATCAACTACTTTAACAATTTCTTTTACTGCGTATTCGTACATTAGCTTTCCTTCTTTCTGTTTAGGACACTTCCCGTCAATATAGCACCGAAACTTAAATGAAACAAACCCCCTCCCATCAAGGTGTACGGATTATGGTGGTCTGTCATTTTACGCATAAGTTCCATTTGTAATTGTTCAGTTTTTATTGTGTTCATTGTGGCTATAAAACTTGATATATCTGGTCTGTTTACTCCATACCATACAGGTACTAAAACAAAATCAAATAAGCATATGAATAAGTACACTCCCAATGCAATAGACTGAAAGTTAACCTTTTCCATTTCTTACAAAGGCACTACTCGCAATAAATGCACCTATGATACCCATGTTAGACAATACCCAAGTGCTACCAATACTACTTAAATGATCTAACCTGTCTAAAGGAACAAGGTCTGTCATAAGTACAGCAATATAAGCCGTAACAGAAATAGCACTAAACCAAACCATGTAGCGTTGTTGATCTTGTTTGGCATTATCATTTTCCAAACGTATCTTACGCTCCATGATTTCTAGGTCGTCTATTTCGTTATCACCATTAACATCTAACTGCGATGCAAATTCTTTAGCGGCTTTACTTTTAAATGTTTTTTGTGTCATGCTGAGTTATGCGTATTGCCCTGTCTGGCCTTACCGCTCCCACGAGTTTTGCTTCTTCCGCTATCTCCAAATGAAACTGACCCACCCATAGCTTTTTTAATTATTCTACCACCTGAGCCTTGCCTCAACAACCAAAGCTCATCAGTAATTAACCGTATTCGATCTGCATGGTCAGGGTTATTTTTATCAAGACCTTCTAACTGATCCATAAGGTCCCGAACACGAGTATCTCTTGCCATAATTTATCCTTTCTAAGTTTCGTATATTCTAGATTTTTGTCTATTTCTAGCGGCTTTTCCAAAATTCATAGCGGAGTTTCCCCTACCTCTTTCAGCTTTTCCTGTACCTCTGGGTGGCTTTCTCTTTGGTGTGTCCTTCGGTTTTGGTGTGCTCTTCGGTTTAGCCTTTGGAGGACGCTGTGGATCAGCCTTTTTAAATCTTGGTTTAGACTTTGGTTTAGACTTTGGCATTCCTTTAGAAGGTGAAGACTTTCGTTTAGCTTTTGGTTTATCAGTATCCATTGGTGCATCAAGAGCTGATTTAGCTCGTCCTTTAGGTTTATTAGGAAAGTTACCTGCTCCACCTCTTCTAGTTGGCTTGTAGTAATCCTCCGCTGACAGTTCAGGATACTTTTCAAGAAGGTCTCTGTCGTACTTAGGTTTTTTTATAGTTCCACCTGGATTACGCTTAGAATGTCCTTTATCTTCACCTGCCATTGGATCCTCCTTTGTTGGCTGTTCGTTGTCTAGCTATTTCTGCACGCATTTGTGCAATGTCTTCGGTGCTATCAATACGCTCACGTTGAACTGCAATTTGCTCTGCGGCTCGCTGTTTGTCAAA